ACTCTAGTTTGCGAAGATTGCGGCGAAGAGATCGAACCGGGCGAAGAGATAGAATTAGAGGTCGAAACGTACGAACGCGGCAGATATGGCACAAAGATAATAACGGTTTGCGCTCGCTGTTATGAGTCGCTTTATCAGGGTGAATCGGATAATTTTAATAATGACTTTTTAAAATCAAAACAAAATGAATGAACTTTATTGGATTGAAAGGCTAGATGCTGTAAATGTAACTTTTGTAATTATACTTATAGTTGCACTTGTATGGTTGGTTTATGTATTTATCGAATCGAATGTCGAATCTTATAGTGAAAAAGAATGTATCGACAAAGGGATATATAAAGCGAAAAAAGTATCCTATGTTATTATTGCAATTTCTCTTTTAATATTGATTTTTACCCCTACAACAAAAGAGATGTATCGCATTATAGGTATTGGAGAAACGATAAACTATTTGCGTCAAAACGAAGCATCAAAGGAATTGCCGGATAAATGTATCAAAGCGCTTGATCTTTTTTTGGATAAGATTACAGGAGATAATAAAGAAACGAATAGTAATAACACAACACGATAATGACACATTGGAAAACTCAATTTAATTATGACTATCTAGGCGCTTACAGCCTACCGGATGGGAAAGATATAATTCTCACCATACGGGAAACGAAAAAAGAACAGGTAGTCGGTACATCTGGAAAGAAAGAAGAATGTTTCGTCGCTTATTTCTTCGAGAATGTAAAACCGATGATTCTCAACCGGACGAACTGCAAGACTATGACGAAGATTTTCAAAACACCGAATTTCGAAGAATGGGTAAATAAGCAAATCCAAATCGGTTCGGTAATGGTTGACGCTTTCGGCGAAAAAGTTGATTCGCTTCGTATTCGTCCTTTTCTTCCGAAAGTAGAAAACCCATTGCCTACTGTTGAAACCGGATCGGCAATCTGGAAAAATATCCTTGACGGTCTGGCGGGTGGTTTTACGGTCGCGCAAGTTCAGACGAAATATAAACTAACTAAAGAACAAATCAAAGAATTAGTAGCACATGAAATCAAGTGAACAAAAAGAAATCGAATGGAAGGAAAAGAGACGGGGCAAAATAACCGCCTCTACGCTTCCCGACCTGATGAAAGCGGGCAAAGGTTGTCCCTTTGGTAAAGGTGCGTTAGACGCGATGTATTTAGTACGATATGAGCGTAGAACCGGGACGATGCGAGAAAACGGAAGTAACAAAGCGTTTGATTGGGGGCATGAAAACGAACCGCTAGCGGTCGAATGGGTACGAAGCCAGTTAATGAACGAGATCAAGTCGTGTACAACTGATTTTAAGGACATTGTTTTCAATGAACCGTTTGAAGGGTTCGGAGATTCACCCGATTTCTATGTATACGGATTTGATGGAAAAGTTATCGCTCTGGGCGAAATCAAGTGCCCGATGTCGCAAGGAAAGATCGAATCACTGCAATTCGGAAATACCATCGACGAAAAAGACGAATATTATTGGCAATTCCTCGGACACTTTTTAGGTCGCTCGGACGTAGACAAATTGTATTATGTCATTTATGACGGCTATACAAATGAAGGTCGAATACTTGAAATGAATCGCACCGATCACGTTGACAATATAAAGAAACTCTATGATCGAATCCGGTTGGCTAGCGAGATGATAGACGAATCTATCCGTTCCGGTCTGGACTTGCTTGATTGTGTCGATAAGGCAAAAGAGGTACTAGATTTAAAGTTGCAGATTGAATCACTAAAGCCGGAAGCAAAGAATAGCGTTCCGGTAAAGAATCAGATTTATAAGTTACGGAAGGAATTGCGCAAACAGACGAAGAAAGTACCGTCACAACACTAACACAACACGATTAATCACATTTTTATAAACACATTAATAAACACGAAATTATGAGTAGCAAAAACAAAAACAGAGAAATTTTAGATTACATTCCTTTTTTCTATCCTTGTTCTATGAGTAGAATTTATGATATACTAAAAAGATGCGGATGCAAATTTACATATAATGAAATTTATGATCTTGTTGAAGAACATCTATATAAAATCGGGGATGAATATATGAGGGTCGTAAATTACCATATACTTGATAAATCTTATTCTTCAACTAAGGTTGATATGCTTAATGGGCGCATAACATGCAAATTTGCATCGGTAAGCACACCGGAACAAAAGGTCATAGACAAAATAAAATTCGCAAAGAAATATAATATCCCTTATGAGGGTTTAATCGAACTAATTGAAGAAATGAATTTATGATGCACACTTGGTTTTTAACAAAAATCCGTTACGAGAAAGTAATGGAAAATGGGATGCGAAAGAAGGTAACCGAACCGTATTTAGTCGATGCACTAAGTTTTACCGAAGCAGAAGCGCGAATAATTGAAGAAGTAACGCCGTTTATCTCCGGTGAGTTTACAGTGTCCGACATTTCCCGCGCACATTATAGCGAGATATTTAC